ACAGGCTCTCTGTGCCAGTCTGTGCAATCTGGCCAGATAGAGCACCAAACTCTGAGTAGCCAGCGTTGATGGCAGATAGCCCACCAGCTCCACCCATCACAAGTGCCTCAGCTAGTCGTGCACCACCCATAGGTCCGGCAGAGATTACCTGCTGTAGCAAGGCTGGGTTTAGGCCCATTGTGGCTAGGTTCTTTACATTGTCTGCAAAGGCTCTTAGTCGAACCAGTAGCTTTTCCATGTTGCGAGTTATGGCGTTGCTTGACCCACCAAGCTCAGTTAGGTCAAATGCGTTGATGATGCCATTTTTGATACCTGCAAAAGTGGCCTTTACTGAATCAGCAAATGACTTAAACACACGCTCACGCTCGGCTAGTGCAGCGGCTTCTTTGTCTGCTGTGTCATCGTAGGCAACAGTAAAGCTCTCGGTAATTGTAGATGCGGCAGCAGCAGCGGCGGCAGCTTGTCCAGCAGCAGAGTTGTTGTAGGCCTTAGTTAGGTTGTTGATGGCCTTTTGACCATTGTTGCTAATTCGCTTTATAGCTTCTCTAGCAGCAACTACAGGCTTACTTACGCTAGTGACCCATTGAGCAACTGATGCACTTAGCCCAGCTTTTTCTAGTTTGCTAGTTTGTTTTATTGCGGCTTCGTTTTTCTTAGAGTCAGCAATTAGTTGACCTAGTGGTGAGGATGCTGACGACCCACCCCCAGTTGTTTTAGGGGTTGGAATTGGGCTAATTTGAGTAGCCTTGAACATCTGAGTTTGAGCATCAAAAGCAGTCCCACCAAAAGAACTTGCTACTTGTCCAGCGGTCTGAGTCTTAAATGTGTAGGTAGTGGTGACCTCTTTAGGTATGTTATCTAGCTGTGTTTTTAGCACAGCAGCCTTGCCACCTGCGTACTCTAATTTGCCAGCAAAGGTTGCGACTCCAGAGGCTGACTTTCCAGCCCAAGTGTTTGTGTTTGTAAAGGCTGCAACTAGAAGTGCAAGACCAGAGATGATGGCAACAATAGGGATTAGTCTTAGGGCTGCTGAAAATAGTGTTGTTGCTGTTGTGGCTAGTTTTGTACCAGCAGTAGCTTGAGCAACTGACCAGGTATAGAGCTTGGTAGCAACTGTGGCAATACCACTAAGAACAGCAAAAGTTTTGTAGGCCGTATTTATGGCAAAGATTGCGATTGTAAGATTGGCTATGGCAGTAGCATTGTCAACAAAGAACTTGATGCTATTCATCAGGTCTGTTGTCAGGCCTTTCCAGTCAACAGCCTTTACAGCAGCAACAAGCTGAGTGCCCAGCTCACTTACTAAATCCCTAACTATTGGCAACAGCTCGGCCATAACCGGCAACAATTGGTTTCCAATTTCAATCTGTGTGTTGCTAACCTCGGCTTTTAGAATCCTGAGCTGGTTGGCAAGTCCGTCAGAGGTGTTGGCAAAATCGCCTTGTGTCTTGCTTGTTGCTTGCAGAAGCAAGCCATAACGAGCTTGGACCTTTTCTGTTTCAGTCAGTTCTTTGCCGATTGCACCAATGCCATTTGCAGCTGCATAGGCTTTGACCTCAGAGTCAAGCAGGTTGATACCGAAACGCTTTAGAGGTTCTGCCTCACCTGCAAGACCAGACTGAAAGACCTGTAAGGCCTCAGAAACATCTATGTTGAATACAGAGGCAAAGTCGCTGGCACGAGTAGAGATTTCAGCAATGAACTTAGAGGCATCGCCACCAGAGCCAACAATACGCTCGGCAAAAGCTGAGAACCTAACTGCTGCGTTGTTGAAGTCAACCTGTGATACGCCAAGGGTTGTTGCGGCTGTCTTTCCAAAGTCAATAATGCCTTGAGCTGACTTGCCAAAAGCAACATTGACAGCGTTTACAGACTCGGCATAGCTCGATGCTGTCTGGACAGTCTTGGCTAGACCAGCACCAATAGCACCGATAGCTATACCGGCAGTAGCGAAGTTTCTGCCTAGTGAGCTGACAGAGGACTGTAGTGTTGCAAAACTAGCGTTAGCTTGCTTTAGGCCTTTAGGGTCAAAGCTGGTGAGGATGGGTATTCTAATTGCCATTAGCGGACCTTAAGTTTTTGGTTGATTTTTGCAACATAGGCGTCAAGCGTTTTTATCATGTCATCACGCATGGGGAAGATAAGCCCCGGTAGTGCAGGGTAAACATAGCGTGAAGGTATGCCCTTTAGGTTTCTAACCATTGCTTTACCCTGGCCGTTGATTCTGTAAGAAAACTCTTTAGAGTTGCCACGCCTAACAACTGGCCTAGACCTAGTTGGACTTTGGCGACCTGAGCCACCAATTCGGCCTCTGCCCTTGTATTGGTATGGCAATTGTGGGCCTTGTTGCATTGTGCGCCTACCTGCCATGTCGGCTATCTCAAGACCAGCAGCAAGCTCAGGAGATTCAACCGAGATTCTAATCAGCGAAGATGTTTGACTAATTTTGCTGTCCTTTAGCAAGACCTCAGACTTTACTAAGGCACCTGCATAGCGTGTACGGCCATAGTGTGTCATGCCAGACAAAGGTGCAACCGGTGGCAAGTTAGACCTAATGGCTGTCACTGCGGGCTCTGCAATGCGCTTTATGTCTTTGCGTAGCTCTCTAATGCTTCCTGGTTGCACAGCATCTAGAAGCCTCAAGGTTTCCTTGACACCTTCAAGACGGATTTTGTCAAACACAAGACTCCTAGATAGATTACTTCTCTAATTCTATCCAAAAGAAAAACCCCCTTTTGGGGGGGCTTATCTTTTAGAGCTGCGGCTTTGATTCTTAAAAATCAAATACCTGCTGATTGTCCAGAGCATTCGTTCATCAAGTTCTAACAACTCTCTGGGGCTTATGCCAGTTTCGACTGCCAGAGATGCTATAAACCAATGAGCTGATTGGTCTCCGAGACCCTTTATGCTTTTGGGTCGTCAGAGGCCGATACGGAGAGAACTCCGTCAATCCACTCATCAAATGTTTTAGCAGTTGCCTTGGTGCGTGTTTCACTTGCCCAAGCTAGGAAAAGCAGGTGTGTTATTTTGAGGTCTTTGTCTAGGTTGGCAATGGAGATGTTGAAATTGCTTTCAAACTTCACCATGTCAGATGCTAGGCAGATGACCTCTTTAGGTTCACCAGGCTTGTCGTTGAACTCTACTTGTAGGTTTATTTTCATAGTTTTACCTTATCAGCTTATGCGGCTGGTGCGGTTCCTCTTTCAACTTCTCCCGTGACGGGCCACGAGACAGACAGCGTACTTAAATCGCCGGTGCTCGAAGCGTAGGGCTGATACTGGGTCACAAGACAGGTGAAGCGGTATTCAGGATTGGTTGCGGTGACTGTACCTGAGGTAGGCGCAATCTTTACAGCAACTGTTGAGCCCATAAGTGGGAATAGTAGAGCGTCAACTGAGCCAGCAGCAAAATCCTGCATGAAGTCTAGGGATACAGATGCATCCTTTAGTCCACCAATTCTTGTGCGGTAAGTTGAGCCGAAAGCTGTCGTTTCTACTTCGTCAGCAGTGATGTCAAGGGTGACAGAGTTGATTTTGCTGCTTATGTTAGTTGTTCCAATATTGATTTTGTAGTCTTGTGCAAAAAACTTTGCCATGTTATTTCTCCTAGTTTGCTATGACTGTGACTGAGAAGTCAGCAGCCAGGTATGTGGTGTCGCTTATTGTCACAGACCCAACTGAGTCCATTGACACTACTCGGCAGTCGTAGGCATTACCACCGAGAGTCTTATCTGATTCTACTGCAAACTTGACACTATTGTCCCCAGTAGATATGTAGGTGTCGAGCCGTCTTTGTGCTTCACGCTCGGCAGCCCTGCCAACAATGACTGTAATTGTAAATGAGTAGCTGGTCATGCCGTTTGCATAGGCCCTGTCGTAAGTCACGGAGTTTAGAGCAACAACTGCAATAGGTGGGTTTGGTAGGTCGGGAACCTCAGCGGCTGTTCTCAGCCCTGCTATTGTTCCAAGATTTTTAGCTAGGCCCTGCCTAATTAGGCTAATGCTCATTAGCCGAAGTTTCTCATAATTCTGTAAGGCATAACTAGCTGCTCAACATCTGGGTCAAGGTATCGGCTGACTCTTATCTGGCCCATATCCCCCATGCCCAGGACCCCCAAAGGACTGTCTAGTCTTTTGAACAGCCTAGATGACTGAATGATGGTCGCTTGCTTTACAGCGGTAGGCACACTTGCCCAACCCCAAGTGCCGGTGATTTTTACAAGTGCCTGGTAGTCAACTACTGGCCAAGAGTAAGTGTTTACAGCTCGGATACCTGTGT